CTAAACAAATGTAAATGTTTCGTACTCGTTCTTCGATAATTTTCTTTTGCAACGCCGGTTGTATAATTTTTCCAAATAAAGGTATTGCATTGCGTTTAACTGCAATTGCATCAAATGAACCTTCACAAAGTATAATGGGTTGTGACCAATTGATAGTCATTTCAAAACCAATTATGTCTTTTGATATTTTAGGATTTTTATGTTTTTGTTTGTCAGCTTTGTAAAATGCTCTACTTACAAAATAATTTAGTTGTCCGTCTCGATCATAGCTAGGAATAATTATCTTGCCAGAATATTCTCCGTTTTCGCAATATCCAATTCTATATTTTAAAATATCAAACACCGTTATACCTCGTTGTGTTAAGTAATGAATTGCATTGCGATAATCAGGTGTTGATTTTTTTATCCAAAGTGGTGCATATTCTGCCGGAAGTTGAATTGTTTGATTTGTTTTTGTTTCTTTAGGATCAACACGATATTTTGCTGATTCAATTATGCGATTAAGTTGTTCAAAACGTTCTTTAGGTAAATTTAATTGCTTGAATAAAGTTTGAATACTTTTACCTTTCTTGTCACTAATCCAACAGTGCCATGTATAATTACCATGTTCATCAGGTGTAGAACGTATTTCTAATTTAGGTTTGTAGTGTGATTGAAAAGGTGAGAAAAATGAAATGTTACCTCCGGAAGTTGGCTTACCTTTACCTAAAACAGATTCTAATAATTGAAGTAACTTTAAATTCTTCATATACTTTATAATAAAGAATTACTGTAAGGAATCCAATAAATAATTAATTATTAATATAATATTAATTAGATACATACATTAACATTACTGATCTAATGATTTCATTACATTAACATTCCATTCAATCTATTAATTAAATTAAATTTCATTAATTATCATGAATATATTATTTTTTATTGTAAAATCAAACCAATTTAAAAAAACTTTTTTACTTCACGCGGACTTTCGCCGGATTTTACACATTCTGCTAACCAGTCTGCAGGTATATCTTTTTTTGCAACATGAGTTATCCCTAGTTTTAAAGCAAATTCTGCATATGTAGTTTTGCTTGTTTTTGACAATCGTTGATTAGGATTTTGAAATACCATTCGAATGTCAATACCAGGATTTGATTGTAATACATGTTTCATTTTAGTACGATCTGCTGTTGTCCATCGTCCTTTTGTTTCAACAAACATTAAATAGCCGTTACGTTTAGTAAATACGAAGTCAGGCGTATATTTTGCTTTACGCTCTGGTACTATATAATTTACGGTTTCTGTTTCATATTTCAAATCATATTCAGTAGTTTTTATCCATTCTGCCACCGTATGTTCTAATCCTGATTTATAACCGTATTTAAGTGCAGCCGCTCGTTTAGAATTCCCTGCACTATGAAAGTGATTTTTTCGCATAACTTTTAATTAAAATTTTTGTTTTAATCCATCAAATTCTATATTTGAATCTAGAGTTGTATATTGTATATTATTTACATTTGAATACCAACGTAACATAGAAATTGCAGCACCAGTCTGCGATGCATCGTCTGTAATCCCTAGGTTTCCAATCTGTTTTAAAAGATAAACAAGATTTGCAGTTAATGAACCTTTATTTGCAGTAACTGTTGTATTGCCTGTCAATTCTTCTGGAGTATAAACTATTTTGTCAAAAATTTTAATTAATCCGGTTCGTGGTAAGCCTTCTGGTACTAATTCAGCGGTAATTTTTTTACCCGAATCAGACCATCCACTATAAATTCCACGTAATAATAACGTATCATTGTAATATAATGCAATAGTTCCATCTGACCCTAATAATAATTCACCCGATTTATCTAAACTATTATTTGCTTCTATAACTACATCAAAACGAATTTCACTTTTAGAACCAGCTGATTTAACATATGTATCTAAACTAGGCGTAGTATTGGCTCGAGCTAATAAATTATAAAAACCTCTACTATCATTTTTATCATATTTATCTAATAATGCAGCCAATCGTTCTTCTTCTGATCGATCTTTATCTTTTGGTATATCATTAATACTTATTGAACTATTTCCAATTAATTCACCAACATATGTTAATGCTCCAAAATGATCTATACCTTTCGGTGTCTGTATCATTCCTTCTTCAAAATTATCTGCACCTCTGTCAGATGATGGACCTAATATTACATGATTATTCGGTACTCCGGCTGGAATAGTTTTAGTACCATATGGCTCCACAATCCAAAGACGAGATTTATCAGTCATTTCAGATGCAACGTTATCTGCATATTCACAAGCTTTACTAAAACATATAACATGCTTTGCAGTTTTTAAATATTTTTTTGCATTTGGTGTTAAACTTTTTGCTGATTCCCATGGGAAAGCTCTAGTTATAAATTTATCATTATAACCTTTTTCTAAAGCTGCAAGTTGATTTCCTTGAGGATATACATTAGTCAAACCAGTAAATAATACTACATCAACAGCTTCAACAATATTAGTTTCTTGAGAATCAGGTTCTGTTGATTTATCTTTACCATCTTGTTTATTATTAATAATATTTACATCTTTAGATTTATCATTTTTTGGTTCTGGTTTGTTATTATTTTCTGGTTCAGTTACCGGAGGTGTATATTCAAAAATCAAGTTACTTAATAATTTAATTTTTGATTCTCGAGTTAATGATTTAAGTTTATTTGTAGTAGATGTTTGCACATTATCATTTCCAAAAATCAAGTTAGAAAGTTGTTTTATTTTAGATTCAAAAATTACTGGAGTATTACTAAAACATGTTTGCAACAAAAGTATAAATGTTGGAACATTGTTAGAAGTATTTTTTTGATATGAAGCCCAATTTTTTGTAGTAGCATCTCTATTTTGCCATTCAGAAAAACGACTCATATCTTTTGTTTTAGTACCATAGTTTCCATCAATTGCATTTTTTCCTAAAGTTTTAAATTCTGCAGGTGAAAATTTTCCACGTGTATTTAAACACTTAGACGTTGCACTTTTTATAAAGTTTTTTTCTGCGTCAGTATGTGATGATTTATAAAACCACATAGCTTGATCTAATAAACATGCTTGAATTATTTTCTTTTGTTCATCATTATCAATTGTTAAACGAGTTGTTTCTGATTGTCTTGCTACAAAACCAAAAGCACTTAATAATTTATTTTCATCGTATTGAAATTGTGTTCCAAATTTATCTTTAAATTGTAATACTACTTTACCAGTTACTTCTTTATCTTTATTATTCGGATCAATTGGTTGTTTTTTATTTTCAATAATTTTTTTAAATGTAAAATATCCGTTAGCATCATAAATTATATTATTCCACGATTCTTCAGATATAAATGTATTTTCTGAAAATTCAACTTTTTGCGAAAGTTTTGAATAAAATGTATTTTCAAAAACATTATCTTGTTCACTAGATATAGGCAACTGTTGTATATCGGATTGACTAAATTTTGGCGCTCCGGGGCCAGCTTCATATACATAATATGATAATGCAACTTTATCTTCAGTTGTTATTACTTTTTCAAAACGTAAAGCAAATATTTGTTTTTCATCATCTTTATAATAACATTTACTACGTAAATCTTCTAATTTCTTAGTTGCCCAATCACTTAATTTTTTAATTGCATCTTCTTTATCTCGTGCTTGTATTCGTTCTTTAGATCCTATAGCTGCATTATTTTTTGGATCTATTATATTAGAAACTACTTTACGTAAATATGTTCCGGAAATTGCAATGCCATCATATGTTGTTTCTGGTTCTCCTGCTGCATTTGCTGTTGCACTTGCATCTAAACAATCATAGAATTCTTTAAATGTAATAACTTCACTTTGTCCAATTTTTCCAATTGATCTAGGTGTTTTTGCAAGATAATCATTGATATTTGATTTTAGTTCTTGGCCACGTATAACATTATAAGTACGATTTTTAGGAAATATCAAAACATCATAAAATTCTTTTCGTTCTGAACCTTCTTTAAGATCTTCTCCTAAAATATAATAATATTCTCCATTAGCATATCGAGATGATTCACCAACTCCTGGTTGTTTTGAAATAAATCCTAATAAATACTTATTACTAATTGGCGTTATAACTTCTTTATCTGAATCTGCAGGAACATATGTTGGTGAAAATTCTTTGATTCGAAAAATCATACAAAATATATTTGATGCAGCATTAATTTTTGCTGGAGTTGATTTTGAATAAATCAATTTTCCGGTTACCTCTAGTAATAAATTTTTTAATTGTATCATAATGATTTATTTTTTATATAAATATTTACCAATCAACTAATACCATTTTTCCATTCCAAATCATTAAATTATCAGACCTAAAATCTAAATCTAAATCAAATTCTGGAATATTAATTTTATCTACATCGCGTTGTAATGCACGTAAAAAGTTTACTAATTTAGTATTAGTGTTACGAGCGCCATCGGCATCTAAAAAATCAAATATTGAAACTTCGCCGCCCTCTTGGCGTGCATAATCTCCATATCGTTTCATAAATTCGTCAACCATCTGTTTATCAGAATCAGGAAGTATATCTGCATTTGCTACAATGAACATATGTTCTCGATCATTGACATAATAAACTGGAATAAATGTAGTAAATTCAGACCAACGTCCAACTATAATTGATGCAACTTCAAATTCATCTCGTTCTGTAGTAACTTTAAATACTTTATCTTCTCCATCTATTTCATAGATACGTGCATTATCTCCGCTTCCTATAAAACGAAATTGTTTATTTTTTATTTTATCCAGTAAACGATTAATTTCATTGTCAGATAATTCGCGTAAAAGTTGTTTTAAACGTATCATGATATGTTCTTATCTAAATCTATTCGTACTAAAAAATTCATATCTACATCTGATCTTTTTTTTACTGGTTGAGCTAATTTACCAATTGCCAATAATTGTCCGGCATCATTATACAATCCAACTGTTGTTATGTAAGGAGCAAAGGCACTACCTGTTGCAAACGATTTAAACGTAATATCATCGTCTCCCGTTAGTGAAAGATTTGAAGAAACATTGAAATCTCCTGATGCAATTTTTGCAACAACCCCTAATTCATGAATTGTTTTCGTACTACGATATGATGCAGTATATGGTGTTGTAATAATGTCATTAAATCTATAATCAGGTGTTGATATTACAACTTGTCCTTGTTTTGAAAATACATTTCCTACATGATTGGTTTGCATAAATGCACCGCCTTCGGTTCTATCTGCTAAATAACCAATCTCCGTAGAAGTTAATGATTTGTTATAGATTCGAATTTCATCTAATACTCCAGATAAATTAGAATTATTTTCAAAACCTCCTATATATAATGGATCTACATTATCAATACGAGCTGAAGCTGTAAATGGAGAATTAGTATCAATTAATAACGTATTGCTAGCAGATGCATGTAACGTTCCATCAATCCAAATTTGTAATACACTTCCGGATTTTTGACAAGCAACATGAGTCCATGTAGTTGTAGTAGCAGATGAAGTAATCTGTGTTTTAAACGTGGTACTGCCGGCAGCAGAAAAAACAATTTGATTACTACTATTAAGTTCAATTTGAAATGGATATTGTGGTGTTAATGAACTAGATGCTTTAGTTGCAATAATTTTATTTGTTCCAGTATTTGATGCTGATATAAAA